GACCAGAAGTGCTATGAACTGGACGCTAATACTCATTCCTTTCTTCTGCGTGTTCCTGGTGAACATGGCAAACATCCCGCATAAGCTATTCTTGCGCTTTAAGCCATTCAATTGCGCTATGTGTTTAACGTTTTGGATCACGTTAATTTACGCCAGCAATTTGCATTTAAGCCTTTGGACTATTATATTTGCTTCCGGGTCCAACGCATACTTAACAGGCATTATAAGAAAACTGATATGATAAACATGGATTTGGTTTCACACGAAAACGGAATCGAAAATAGGGAAGAGATAGAATTACCATGTGTCCCGGTAATTGGAGATTTTTTATTCGATGGAGATTACAAGTACACGGTAACAGGAAGGTCTTTTGTTTTGTATGAATCTGTCATAGTTTTTGCACAGCGAGAAAAAATAAAATAATGACCATCGAAGAAACAGCTCAGTACTTTAGAGTTAACGGGTGCAGGCTAAACATGGCCCGGATCGAAAACGCAATACGCGAGTGTAAGACGTTCGTAGTCCCGGCGGTCGAGCAACTAACCCCGGCACAGTTCAACCAGCTTGTAACCTATCTAAACGAAGCCAAACCCCACCTACAACAACAACTACATGAAATCCCAGCAGAAATTAACGACTGAGGAAGCCGAGTTCATCAAGGCTAACCAGCAACACTTTGACCTGGTGCTAAAGGCTAACCAGCACTTCCAAAGGTCCCACGACATTGCAAGCAAAGTAATTGCGATCCATGAACGGATAATTGGCCCGGTTGACTACTGCAACTCCTGTGAGGACGAAGCGCACCAAAAGGTTTGGGATTTGTTAAAATCAGAAAAGTAATGGAAAATAAAACAGCATCAATAATCAGGATTTCTACAGGTGACGGGCTATCGTACACCATTGAAAGCGAAAAGACAGCTAGCGAAATCACCGAAACCATCCTTTTTGGCTTGGATAACCGCGAGGCCGCATTCGCATTTAAATCTACGCATGGAAATACGTTTGTGTTTCCTGACGAAGTTTTTACTAAATCTGTAATTGAAATTACACCACTCTAATGGACTACGAATGCAGATGGTTTTGGGAGGAAAACAACCATGAAGAAATCAGATCGCAGGAATAACGGAAACATTCACCCAACCAGGGTATTCAAGACCCCTGAGGATTTAGAAGCCGCCTGGCTAGCTTACAAGCAAAATCTTAAAGAAAGGGCTAAGGAATGGCCAAAAGTACAGTACGTTGGTAGGGACGGAGAAAGGGTTGTGGACTACCCTAAACTCCCGCTCGTGATGGAAGGTTTTGAGGTCTTTTGCTATGATAATTACGGCACCGTAAGGCATTACTTTGATAACAAAGAGGGATATTACGAGGAGTTCGGGCCTATCTGTTCGCGTATCAGGCTGGAAATCAGGCAAGACCAAATTACAGGCGGCTTGATGGGCGAATATAACCCGAGCATTACGCAGCGCCTTAACGGCCTAAAAGAACAGACCGAGACCACCAGCACGAACGTGCAGATACTTTCGTTTAACCCTTTAGTAGATAATAAGGAATGAGCGTATTTGAGTGGTATTTAAGTAGATTTAAATGGTATCGGAAACTTTCTGGAGGAACATGGTATATGCATAAGTTTACTAGGGATGCAATGCAGCTTACTTTTTGCCCAGGAATGACTTGGTGGGCTAGGTATCCAAAAATAAACAGATACTCAGAAGTTATATGCACTGAGATATATGCCCATCCAACCAACAACCTCCCTAAGGAAGATAGCCGGCCTTAGTAAGCCTATACGGATCATTCGAGGATCGCAGGGCGCTGGCAAAACAATCTCTATCCTAATCCTGCTTATTGACTATTGCAGCCGGTGCCCGAATAAGGAAGTTTTAATCCTATCGGCAGAGCTGACCAAAATGCGACTGACGGTGATTAAGGACTTTGTTAAAATCATGCGGGAGATTGGCATTTACCGTGACGATTACTTTCTGGCCGGCACGCTTTACAGGTTTCCTAATGGCAGTTTTATCAAGTTTATTGGCCTGGATAAGGAAGATGTGGGAAAGGGACTGAGGTCTGACGTGGCCTATTTTAACGAGGTCAACAAGATTAATGCGGAGTCTTACAGGCAGGTGGCCAGCCGAGCGCAGGTGGTTTATGCCGACTACAACCCGGACGCTGAGTTTTACATCGACACCGATGTTATCCCAAGAGACGACTGCGACTTCCTGCAATTAACATTTAAGGATAACGAATTGCTATCCGACCGGGAGCGAGGCGAGATACTTCGGTATTACGAAAACGGATATAATACGGACGGAACGGTTAAAAACAAGTACTGGGCGAACCTATGGCAAGTGTACGGCTTGGGCAACATCGGAAACCTCCAGGGCGTTGTTTTCGAAAACTGGGAGATCATACCGGAAGTGCCTAAAGACGCTCAGCTAATCGCTTATGGGTTAGACTTCGGCTTCACTAACGACCCTTCGGCCTGCGTGGCTGTTTACCGGTTCAACTCGGAGCTTATCGTAAAAGAGGTGCTTTACAAACACAATCTGTTAAATTCTATGATCTGCCAGGCTCTTACAAATTACGGAGTAGGTAGAGAAAGGTTAGTGGCCGACTCTGCCGAACCTAAATCTATTGAGGAAATAAGGCGTTCTGGCTTTGCAATTGAGGCGGCTAAAAAGGGACCAGACAGCGTGCGGGCATCCATCGGCATATTACAGGGATTTAACATAAAGGTTACTGCAGGGTCTTCCAATGTGATACGTGAGATGCGAGCGTATCGGTGGAAGGAAGACAACTACGGCAATACCACAAACGAACCTGAGGACGCAAATAACCACTCTATTGATGCGCTTAGGTATGTGGCGCTCAATTGTTTGGCTAAAAAGAACCGGATGGTTATCTATTAACAGTCAGGCTGTTTTTGTCGTTATATAAATATGACATGGCGCAACGTCACCATTAAACAGTACATGGACTTAAAAGCCGTTCCTGCAGACCTTCCTTCGTGGGAGCGAGAGGACCGGATTATGGCTATTGTATTCGGTTGGCCTTTGGAAAAGGTTGAGGCCCTGAGTTTTAAGAAGCGAAAGAAGTACCAAGCATTAATTCGTTTTGTAAACGATCCGACTCCGGCAAGGTTCAAAAAGGTAATTTGGATCAACGGCACCAGGTATAAGGCCAGGACTAATGTAGATAGGTATTCCCCTGAGATCGGTCTAAGCCTTATCGCGCACCGTAACGCCGGGATTAACAAGACCATGAACAAGTGCCTCGGTTGGATTTACGCGCCAACTTTCGCAAAGCACGACCCCGAAAAAGCTGCAGAAGACATGCTGAAAGCAAAAGTATCGGACGTTTTGGGATGTTTTTTTTTGTTCTCAGTGAAAGCCAAACTATCGAATCTCGCTATAAATGCCTACAAACAGGAACAGATGGAGATACTTCAGGAGCACCTGGAAGCGGTTACGAATCACTTTCAAGGCACTGGGGCTGGTATCACACCCTCCGCTGTCTAATTGAAGGTACTCCAGGATCGAGCAAGGAGGAAATAATGGAACGTTGGACAATGGTCGAATTTTACAACCAGCTTCAGTACTTGTCGGATGTGGCTAAAACACAGAGGCACGACGCAAAGATGGCGGAAATGAATGGCAGACTCGGTAAATAAAATAGTCAACGACTTTGGAACTAAGCTGGTAACCGATGTAAGGAACTCGCTTAGGGATGCTGGCGTTACATTCGGTGGTGGCCAGGATAGCAAGCTGGCGGCAAAAACACGGTATATCGTTAAGTTTACACCGGACGGCTTCGAACTAGATCTATTAATGCCGGATCATTGGTACTGGATAAATAACGGAAGGAAGCCTGGACCAGTAAGCGAAGAGGGCAAAAAGTCGATTGGCGAATGGGCTAAAAGAAAAGGGATAGTTGGAAAGTTCATTACGGATAACCTGAAAGAGCGTGTTGATCGGCAGGCAGCAATAAAGGGAAACACAAAACGGAAGTTAAAGACGCTAAAGAAGCTACCTTTTGACAAGGGAGTTAAGGCACTTAGTTACTTGGTGGCCCGTAAGGTAACGCAAAAAGGCTACGAAGCCACTCACTTTCTGGACAAAGTGCTGAATGATGGCAGGCTAGAAAAGTTCAAAGCGGATATAGTAGCGGCCACTAAGAAGGAAATACAAATAGCAATAAAGACTAACTAATGGCCCTGGTCATAACTCAACAGCCTTTAATTTACATGCCGATGGGCAACAGCCAGTTCTTTTCGGCTACCTCAACAAACACGGCGCAGCCTAACCATACTTACACGGTGGTGGCTACTGACATTGAAGCTCGGAGTCGCGAACGTATCAAATACTAGCCAGGCCTGACGGGGCAATGGTGTTTGATGCCAAGTCATTCGCAGAACAGTACATATCCACTGTGTTAACATACTTACCTTCCGGTTGGCAGAA